GGGAAGATACCACCGAGCCGACGCTGACGGCTCCTCCGGAGGCCACGTCTTGAACGACCGCCTGCTCACCTTGGTTTTCTCCGGCTCGGGGTTCGGCAAGAGCACGGACCACGTCCTCTCGTTTCCGATGTGCCTGTTCATCGGAGCCGAGGGGTTTGATCTATTCGCCGCGAACGCCTTCGGATACAAGCCTCCTCAGATCAACACGGCCCGGACCTACATGGACGTCGTCACGATCTTGCAGAAGTTCGGAAAGGACCCTCGATTCGATGGCTTCGTGATCGACGACGCGAGCATACTCGGAAAGGACACCGAGGGCTGGCTCCGGACGAACGATCGCGATGCCCGCGGGCAGAACGCCTACAACATCTTCGTCTCCCGGACATTGGAGTTGATCCATTGCATCGAGGATCTCGGCCGGCCGATCTTCGTCAACGGCCACGAGCGGACCTCGCGGACGAACAATGCAGGGAAGTTCCTCCGCGGCGGCGTCGATCTACCCTGTGACATGACCGAGACGTGGACCGCTCGCGTCCACGCGGCATTCCGGGCTACCCGGATCGACGAGACTGGCCAGGACGTCGTCCCCACCCCGATCCATGCCCATCCGTTGAAATACTGGTCGAAGGCGGCGGATCCGGATTGGGCCGTTCGCAACCGGGTCGGCGTGCCGGCCTCGGTCCCGATGAACCTGGGGGAAATCGTCCGGACGCTGGGGCGGTTCACCTTCCGCAAGCCGCCCGGAATGGAGTGGATGGAGTCGGCCGTCGATCGTACAACCGAGTTGATCCAATCTGCTGATAGTGATAGGAGGTCGGCGCTTCAGGAAGCGATCAAGAAGATGACCGAGAAAAACCGGCCGACCAAGCAGATTTTGTGGGTCCTGCGCGACGCCGAGGACCGCGTCACGTTGCGCAAGCTGATGGAGAAAGAGGAACTGGCGCGGTACACAGACGGGTAAGTTCCCCGCCAACCGAGGAGTAGCAAATGGCAACGGCATGGACAGTAGCAGTGGAGATGAACGTCGACTATTGGGAGGGCTTCCAGCTCGCGCCCACCGGCCCGTACGAGGTGGAGATGGTCTCCGCCGAGCCGTACGCGGAGAAGGCGGGAGACAAGCCCAGCTCGATCGTGATCGAGACCAAGATTATCGGCGGGCCGCACGGTGAGAAGTACAAGGGCAAGCCGATCTCCGTCTACCTGGGGACCGACGTCGCCAAGGAGGGCGTTCGTCGGCAGTGGCTGTCGTTCGGCCTCTCGCTGGGTATGAACGCCGAGAAGATCGGCGGGAAGTTGATCAACTTCAGCGACGCGACGCTGAAGGACAAGGACTCGGGCAAGCCGAGGCGCGCCTTCGTCCTCGTCCAGAACCCACCCAAGAACGCCGATGGGACGATGGCCGGCAACCGCACGGACCGCCGGTTCATTTCGCCGGATCACTACTTGAAATTGAAGGACCAGAAGTGGCCCGACGACGTCGAGGGCGTACGGCTGGCTCCCAAGGCGGCCACCTCCCCCAACGGCCCGGCGCCGTCCGGCTCGGACTTCCAAGTCCAAGGCGCCACGGCTCCGGCCGCTCAGACGCCGCCGGCACAGCAACCGAAGCCGACTCCGCCCGCAGCTCCCGCGGCGAGCGACGGCTTCTAACGTCCGCGGGGGGCGGTCGGCGGTAAGAATGGCGTAGTTATGCCATTTCTAAGAGTCTGGCACTGCGGACAAGGTTCGTCCGTTGGGGCTCACGACCCCTTGGCGAACGCAGTCCGCTAGGGCCAGTCCACCGAATTCCGACCGCCTCTCTCGGTTTGGAGAGGCCATGGAATATACGCAGGAGCAGATCAAGGAATTCGGGATCCAGTTCACGCCGCCGGATCTGGCGTTGGCGATCTGTGGATTGATCAAGAGCAACTACGACACCGCAGGCGTGCTCTCTAGGCCGGAGGCTCAGATCTTGGAGCCGTCGGCCGGACAGGGAGCGTTCGTTCAAGCGGCAAGGCAAACTTGGCCCGGCGCCTGGATCGACGCCGTCGAGATTTTCGACGAACGCGCGATGTTGGAGAAAGCCGGCGCCAGTTCGGTTTTGATCGTAGACTTCCTGACCAGCCCGATCGATGACGACGATCCATTCTCGGCGACGAAGGGCGTCTCCGCCGGCTTCAAGCTGTCGGACTCGGCAATCGGCTATGACTTGTGTGTCGGGAATCCTCCCTTCCGGAAGGCCGAGCAATTCGTCCGCAAGGGGATCTCTCTACTCCGAGCTGCGGACCGCGAGGTCCACGAGATCCGATCGGGGCTGCCAACCGGGTGCAAGACGCTCGTGCCGGCGCCGATGATCCATGCGTTCCTCCTCAACATGACATTCGAGGGGACCGCGGAGCGAGTCGACTTCTGGCGTGAGCACAGCAACTGGACCTCGCACGTCATCATCCCCCGCCCGCCTTTCAGCGGTGGAAAGACGTCGGACCGGATGGAGTACAAACTTTTCGTGTGGCATCCAGGCGGCAAGGGAAGTGCCGGCGAACCGTTGATCTGGCGCGAGCCGAAGAGGCGCGGGATCGTCGGGACGCTGACGGATCTGGTCAATAAGCGTGGGCGGAAGAAGAACGGGCCTACAGCTACCACTACGTCGCTGCAACCGAGCGTCACGCCGATTCCCCCACATCAGGCAGTCGACAAGCCCGCGACCGTCAAGACCCACACTCAAACCTGCGACGACCCGTGGTAGCCGCCATGAGAAAAATTGCTGCACTGTTGGCCATCTGCTCGGCGTTTTCTACTCCCGCACGTGCGGAAGACTGGATGCCGCCAAATGGAGTAGAGATCGCAGCCTTCGCGGTCAGCCAAGCCTTGATTGTCGCCGATTGCTGGACGACGTTGGACTTTCGCAGTCGGGGCGACCCTGAAACCAATCCAATACTCGGAGCATATCCAAGCAATCAAAGAGTGGTTTTGGCCTGTGCAATGACTATGGCGACCACGAGCGTATTGTGGCTCGTGCTGCCTTCACCGTGGAGGAACGTAGTTACGCTGGCAATCGTGCCAGTAGAAACATATGCCGTGGTCCACAACTATTCGATGGGGGCGCGCATCCGATTTTGAGGGAGATGATGGCCTGGGACCCGCGCGAGGATGGTGCTGATTGTGATCGCTGCCTACTCCGAGACATGCGGGACGGCAGCCCGGTCCCGTCCGAGCTGCGGCCTGGATCGCTCGCGTTCGTAGTCGCCGAGGCGCCCGGCGAGGACGAGGTCGAGGCGGGCGCTCCGCTGGTCGGCAAGTCCGGCACACGGCTGATGCAGTCTCTAGCAAGTCAAGGTGTGTATCGCGATCAGATCAGCCTCGGGAACGTCCTGTCCTGTCGCCCGCCGCGGAACCGGCTCGATCGCGTCCTTCAGCGGCTGGCGACGGTGAACAAGGAAAACCGGAGGAGGAAACTGCCCCTCCTCCCGTCCCCGGTCGAATGCTGCGCCCCCAGATTGCGCCGCGAGCTGGCGCAATACGAGAACGTCATACCGTTGGGCAAATTCGCCATTGAGGCGGTTCTAAACGTCGACTCCAGTATCTTCGAGATCCGCGGCGGCCCGGTCGAGCGCGACGGCAAGCGGATCCTGCCGACGCTTCATCCAGCGTACATCCTTCGCCGGCCCTCCGAGCGATTTGCGTTCGACGCCGACATCGGCCGGGCGGTCCGCTGGTTCTCGACCGGGAGGATCGGCTGGATCGAGCCGTCCTTCATCTACCAGCCGACGTGGAGTCAAGTCCGCGACTATCTCAACCGTCTGCTCAAGACGCGGTCTAGGACCGGGTCATGGGACGTCGAGACGCTCCCACCGGTCGGCATGCGCGACGATCTCGCCAAGGATCCTCTACTGGCCACCTTCGCCTTGGTCTCGATCTTCAACGAGGAGATCGGCGGCATTTCGATCCAGAAGCTCTCTAAAGTTGATCGGACGCCGTTCTATTCAGACGCCGACTGGCAGGCGATAGCGATCCTGCTCCAGAAGTTTTTCCTACATCCGTCGATCCTCAAGACTAGCTGGAACGGCGGCTACTACGATCGCATGAACGTGGAGAAAGAGTTTGGGGTAACTCCCAAGCCGATCATCGACTACATCCTCGTGCATCGCTGCGTCCATTCGGAAGTCAAGCACAGCCTCGGCTACGCCGGCTCCGTCTGGACGGACGTCCCGGCCTGGAAGAATGCCCGCAAGGAATCGATCAAAGCCGAGACAGACGACGAATGGCGCACCTACAACGCGACCGACTCGGCGGTCACGGACCGGGCCGGCGTCCAGCTCTGGCCCCTAGCTATTGCTAGGGACCAGAAGAGGGCGCTTGCGGTCCACCATAAGGTCCAATCGATCTGCGTCGGCATGCACAAGATCGGCATGCTTGTCGACGTAGAGAAGCGGGATGAACACGACATCCGCCTGCGCGCCGATGCCATTCGACAACTCAAGGTCTGCCGTGAGACGTCCGGCGACCCGACGTTCAACCCCAATTCCGTTCCGCAGGTACGCCGCCTGCTCTACGATACCTGGGATCTGCCGGCCGTCCACTACTCGAAGAAGTCGGGCGATCCGTCGACGGACGACGAGGCCATCCGGGCGCTGGCCGCCAAACAGCTCCCACTCCAGATCTCCGGATTCCTCGACGGCCTGCGGCGGTTCCGGCGGGCGACCAAGTACCGCGGCACGTACGTCCGGAAGATGATCCCGTATGACAGGTTGATCCCTTTTGACGATTTGTCAGACGACGAGGAGGATCTCTTAGACGAAGATCCAGAGCTGGAGGAAGTGGAGAAAGAACAGATCAAGTCGAAGAAAGGTCACTCTAAGAAGTGGGGCATCGTCCGGCCGGACGGTCGCGTCCACGCTGACTACAATGCGCACACACCATCTACACAGCGGATCGCGTCGTCGAACCCGAACATGCAGAACTTCCCTCGGGCGCTACGTGATCTATTCGTCCCCGGCGTCGGTCACGTATTCGCGTATACGGACTCTGATCAACTGGAG